GGAACTGACGCGATCTACGGGTCAGCGAATTCCTTTGCCTTCGGCGATCGACTCACTGGGACGCCGGAGTGGTATTCGATCTTTACCGCGGACTGTAACGCGACGGTAGGGTTTGTCTTGGGCGGGCGGATCTCGACCTTCGCAATCGACCTTAACGGCGCGAACATTGATACAGGGAGTGCAATCCGCCTGGCGAACGTGAATTACATCGTAGCGCGGAACGCAGGGAATACCGCGAACTACAACCTGATCGGCCTGGACGGAAACAATGCAGTGCGTTTGGGAGGCAATGACGTCAGCGGCGTGAGGGTAATGAACACTTGGTTTGGGGCAACGGTGCCGAGTGTACAGTCCGGCGCTACCTACACCATTGCGAATACTGACAACGACGTAATCTTCAACGCGTCTGGATGTACAGTTACGCTGCCAGCCGCCGCATCCTTTCCGGGGCGGGTACTTACGCTGAAAACAACAGTTGCCTTTGCCGTTATCTCGGCGTCCTCGAATGTCGTTCCCCTGATCGGCGGCGCGGCGGGTACGGCAATCATCGCTGCAACAGCGGGTAAGTGGGCAAAGTTGGTTTCCGATGGCGCTAATTGGCAAGTTATGGCAGGAGCTTAATTATGGTGCAACGACTTCGAAATTGGTGGTTTTGCTTTCAATGGAAACGCCGAGCGCGTGCTGACAAAAGAGCTGGAAGGTGGCCTTTGTGAAAGATGAATATTACCAAGGGCCGGAGCGTCGTAGCGGCGACCGGGAGCAAGCAGCCCTCATCGCGGAGGTTATAAAAGCCGTGCAAGAATCTCAACCGGCAACATTGAACGAGGAAGAACTTCGCTGGGTCCGCCTAGCGATCCAGGTGGAGGCACAGCGCTTGCGCCTACGGCAGGCAATCATCGAGAAGACCTTCACGGGGTTGGTCTGGATGGCCCTGGTTGCGGTAGGGTATGTGTTGCTGGATTACTTCCAAGCCCGTGGACTGAACCTGAGGCCGAAGTGAGCTGCTCCGGGTGGGGGTGGCTGGCGGCGAAGGAACCGGAGGAAGAGGACACCTTCCCGGACTCCGACGGCTGGCTGCCCCGGCTACCTCCAGACCTCGGCGCACCGGATACTCAACCTACTTTTCCAGGAGGACTCGATGGACTTCAACCAGGCTTTCAAGACACTGATAGGTCATGAGGGAGGGTATGTGGATGACCCGGAGGACCCGGGAGGGGAGACGAACTTCGGCATTTCGAAGCGGAGCTACCCGCAAGAGGATATTCCCAACATGACGCTGGAGCGAGCGAAGGAGATCTACCAGAGGGATTTCTGGTGGGCCGCCGGCTGCGACGCGGTGCCGGATGCAGCGAAGTTTGACCTCTTCGACATGGCGGTGAACAGTGGGGTGAAGCCCGCAATCTGTACGCTGCAGAATGCGGTGGGGGCGGTGCCAGATGGGATTATCGGGCCGCGGACACTGCAGGCCCTGAACGATGCGAACCCTATTCGGCTCAGCGCGCACTTCAACGCGCACCGGCTGCTGTTCATGACGAACCTGAAGAACTGGGGCGTGCACGGGAAAGGTTGGGCACGCCGAGTGGCGAAGAATATACTGGAGGTGTAAATGAATCCACTAATACTTGGGCCGATCTTGGAGGTTGGCAAACGACTTATCGACAACCTGTTCCCCGATCCGGCAGCCAAGGCCAAGGCAGAGCTCGACATGATGGTGCTGCTGCAGACTCAGGACCTCCAGCGGGTCATGGGGCAGCTGGAGATTAACGCGAAGGAGGCAGCACATACCAGCATCTTCGTCTCGGGATGGCGTCCCTTCGTCGGCTGGTGCTGCGGTCTGGGATTTCTGTGGGCGGCGGTGGGTCAGAGCGTCTTCGCCTACGTCGCCCGGATCAAGGGATGGCCCGACCCGCCAGCCATCGACACCGAGGTGCTGATGTACGTGCTGGGCGGGATGCTGGGCTTAGGGACTCTCAGGACCGTGGAGAAGGCGAAGAGGGTGGCGTCATAGGCGTCTTGTCTCCGCAGCCTGCTCGCATGTCACGCACACGCGGGCAAGCTGGCCGTGTTGGCATTAGTTAGTCATTTGCGGTCTTTCACGTCTGTTATCGGGTTATCCGACTGTTTGGCGGATAACAACAAGTTAGGCGTCAGCCACTGCCGGCGGCAGCGTGTAGATCGTGAAACTCACCATCAGGCCAGGAAGCCAGTGCTGTGCCTCTGCCTTCGGCACGAACACGGTCCAGTCTTTGCCGTTCGCGTCGGCCATTGGCGTCGCCAGCGTCACCGCCAACTTGCCGAGCGGCGCGTCTTGCGTGATGGCCTTCACATGGCCCTGAAAAACAATAGTCATGGTCGTTCTCGGTTGTGGCGTGTTATTCATGGTGGGTGAACTCCAGCGTTCGGACAACGACCGCCGCAGCGTCAAATGCAGCCGCATGCTTCGCGTGTTTCAATTGCACGCGGGCATCCTGCAGGGCCTTCGCCGCAGCCCCCAGCACGCACAGCACAATCTCTTGGTCGCGGGCGCGGAGTTGTTCGCGCGTGAAGGCGTCAAGTTTCTGCAGCTCGGGGTGATGCAGATGTTCAGGCAGCGGTGGCAGGGGGATGCTCATTTGCCGCCTCCCCCGATGCCGTGGGTGCGTTCGGTCGCTCTTACCGCAAGCAAAAACGCATCGTAAACACTCATCTTTCCTCCGGTGAGAGCATGCGGGCCAAGATGCTCCATCACCAGATCGTTGAATTGCTCATCCGTCAGCGGCTCCCGCACGGCAGGGGCGGCAGACAGTCGCTCCAGTGCGGCGGCGGCATCGTCCATGTTCTGCGCGATTTCTTCGCTGTCGTCGGTGGTTTCGCGCAACAGCGCGGCATCGTCACCAAGGCACGCAATGATGGCGGCGATGTCATCGGGCACGGCAGGGGCGGGCGCTGCGGTTAGGGCTGCGTTCCAATAGTCCCTCCACCGGGTAAACATCGGGTGGTCCCTGTCTCCTTTACGCCAGCCGTCAAGTTCTGCCATTGCATACAGCATTTCGTGCGTCGGCTCCCTCGGCACCATCACCATGTCGGCGGTCGCTGCGGGTGGGGCTGCAAGGGCTTCGCGCAGGGCAGTAACCAGCCTTGGCTCGACCGGGTACGGGGACTGCTTGTCCATTCGTTCCAGCGCATCAAGCGCCTGCTGCAATAGTTCACGATTCATTCCAGCTCTCCTTTACGATCTTCTTCAGACACTTCGTTTTCTCTTGGCATACCAGTTCTCCTTGCTTAAACATCGCTCGCCGCTTGCGGACAGCCCGCTCCGATACTCCGAGCCTCGCGGCAACTAGCCCGGTGGATACATTTTTGAAGTAGGCCCAGAACCACGCTTCACAGCAGTAGCCGAGGCCGGTGGTGATCAGGTCGGCTAGGGTGCCCTCGCGCGGATTATGCCGGGATAATTCGCTCATAGTAACGTATCAGGTGTAATGACAATCGGTGTCGCCGCCTGGGGCCGTTCCTTCGGCGGCTTGCCGGAGGAGAGCATCACGCCGGTCTCGGTGTTGAGGATGATGACCTGGCCCGAGCGAACACTGCCCTCGAGAATCCCTTCGAAGTCGCGGAAGTCTGGGAAGTAAACGTGGATCATCTTGTAGGCTTCCTCATACCCGACGGTGCCCTTGCGCTCGATGTAGTCGATGAAGCGCTCGGCCTGCATGGAGTCCTCGGTCCGCCCGATGCGGGAGAAGACCTTGTGCATGTCCTGTTCCACGTCGAGGAGCATGGCGTTGGCAAGCTGGAGGTCGTCGATGGTCAGGACGAGGGAGTCGCCGCGGGAGGCGGAGAGGACCATCGCGAGCTTGTGCAGATGGGTCTGCTTCCGGGCGGCGTAGCCCTCGAGCATCTGGTCATCCATCCGGGAGATCGCGTCTTTCCAGAATGCCTCGTACCAGGCGCGGCCCCACTCGCGGGCATCCTTGGCGATCTTGAACTCGCCCATGAGTTGGGAGATCTTCTCGAGGTCCGCGATCAGGTTGAGGCGGAACTCAGGGTCCGAGTCCCCCACGTGCTCATCGACGTAAGCGATGTACTTCTCCTTCGTGTTGCCGTAGACGAAGATGCAGCGGGAGGAGAGGCCGCCGCCGATCATCGCTTGGGGCATGTTGTCCGCGATCCAGTGAGGGGTCGTGCCGGCCTGCATGTTGATCCAGGGTGCTTCGATAGTGTCGTTACCAGACATCTTGGTGACCTTCTCGTAGGACTTCTTCCCGTCCCAGAGTTCGATCAAGAGGTTAATCATGTCGCGGTCTTGGAGGTTTAGCAGCGATCCAAGTTCACTCGCCGCGAGGGTGAGGGGAGACATCGGGACCCAGACGCCTTGGTACTCGAAGGCCTCGGAGGCGTTGGCGAAGGCGGTGACGAGGGCCTGCCAGGTGATGGCGTTGGGACCGAACTTGATTCCGGGGACTTGCTTGAGCAGGTCCATCGAGATGTCGATCGTGGTGGACTTCGTGACGACGCCGGGCGGCCCTACGTAGATTATGTAGAAGGACGGGAACCATTGGAAGCGTTTCATATCCAGCCACACCCGCCGACGCAAGGCCCCCGCGACCGCCCCGACACCTGCCCAGAAGTGCATCCTCCGCGGGGCCTCGGTTACGGAGGCGTACTCTAGGTAGGCGCGAATCCAATCAGGGAAATGGCGGTCGGTCACACGCAGTCTCCCCAGGAGATCGGCGAGGTCTTGACGCCAGTGGGGATGACCAAGGGGTCGGCGTAGGGGATCACGATGCGGGAAGCCTCTTGCATCTTGGGGAGGAGCGTAGCCGCCCGGTGCGTGGGGAACTCGCCCGCAAGGGAATCATGCACCTGCAGCAGGACCTGCACCTCGGGCAACTGCTCGTGGAAGTTCAGCCAGATCTTATTGATCAGAATGCCGACGGTGGACTGCGGCACCCACGCGCAGGCTTCGGGGAGGAGCTGCTCGAGCCGGTCGAAGATATACCAGCGGTAGCCCCAGCGATTCTCGACGAAGCGGTAGCGGCGGATTTGCTCTTCCGTCCGGCGGTGCCACTTCAGAATGCCAGGGTGCTGCTCGAACCAGAGCTTCTGCGCCCGGTCAACCTCGTGCACGGTCCGGCCTGTGTGAGCCGCGACCGTCTTGGCGGAGCCTACGTAGTTCGTCGCGTGGCAGAATACCTTGGCAAATTCCCGCTTGTGCTTTCGGGGGCCGCGATGACTTGGATACGCGGGGTGGGACTCCACAAGTTCTTCCAGAGGGGGTGGCTCCTTGTTATCAAGAGAATAAACGTTAAGCAGGTGCACATCAGCGCCAAGACGCAGAGCAGCCTTAAGCATAGCGTCGTCAGCTTCCCAAACCACGACTTGGAGGTCGGCGCGGTCGAGGTCCATGTCGAAGAAAGTGTGGCCAGGGTCCGGGACGTACATGGAGCGGATGTTAGGCAAGCGGAAATCCATAGATCCTCGAGCTGCCGCTTTGCCCGAACTCTTGGACTTCTCGCTTGGGATCGTCTGAAGGTTGCCGCCGGAGCCAAAGGCATTTTGGGACGATGATAGGCGATACGAGTACGGGGCTGATTTACCACCTGCATCTCCTGCTACGTTAAAGGAACACCGCATCCGTCCGTCCTCGTCCAGGGGCATCATGACAAAGTCGCCGAGGAATTTGTTCAGGGTACGGATGTCTGCGATTGCGTTGGTTAAGGGGCGGACGAGGGGCTCGCGGGCCGCGATCTTTTGAAGGGCCTCATCGTCGCAGGTCGGGCGCATGACCTGGCGGCCGTCGATCGCCACGCGCTTGAGGATGGGTTGCTGGTTCAGGTCCTCGTAGAAGAGGGCTTGCATCTGCTTGGGGGAGGAGGGGTTGATCCCGTGGCCGAGGATGTTGAAAAGGAAGGCCTCGCGGTGGGAGAGCTCTTCTTGGATGTCGAGGGCCATCTTGGCGCGGCGAGCGGTATCAACGCGGACGCCGAGCTGCATCGCGCGGAGGACCGGCCAGAAGAGACGCTGCTGCTGACGATCGACGGCTTCGAGTCCCATGACCTTGGCCACCTCGCTGAGGGCCTCCCCCACCTCGCGGGTGTAGACGCAGTCTTGGAGGTTGTACCGCCAGCGCTGATCTTCGGGGACATCCGAAGCGATCTTGCCCTCGTCCTTCCAGTAGTAATACCAATCCGCGTACATCGAAGCGAGGAAGGCCAGGCCCTTGGGGAGCTGCGCGAACACGGAGTGTTGGGAGATCATCGTATCCTGGCCGCCGTTCGGGACGAAGTGCCAGTGGCGGTACACATACTGCGCGTCGTAGAGGCCGTTCTGCCAGCGGACCTGCACGTTCTTGTGGGTGAGGAGGAGGCGGAGGTAGTTCACGATCCGGGCCTCCTCGTCCTCGGACCAGTACCCTTTGGGCTTGCCCTGGGCGACGAAGGGAATGCAGATCGCGTCCGAGCGGGACCAGCTGAAGCCGACGCAGTCGATATGGCCGTAGCGAGTTTCGATGTCGAAATCGAGCCAGAGTTGGGTGCCTTTGTCTGCCCAGGAGAGGAGGTTGAGGAGGGTTGCCTGGGCGGTGTTGAAGGTCGGGCGGATGATGAAGTTCCACTCGGGGCGGTTGTCATACTCGCGAGTGGTCATGTGCCGCTTGACCCGGCGGAGATCGGCGAGGACTACCGCGCGGAGTGGCCAGTCGCGGAATACGACGGAGGGGTGGAGAGTGGGGATGACTTTGCGGCCGGCGGAGGTCATGAGAGAGCCTCTCCACTTCATCGCGCCCCATTGGCCGGTCAGGGCCCACATCGCAAGGGATCCGAAGGCGACGATGATATTCGGCTGAACCATCTCGATCTCGGAGAGGAGTTCGGCGACTCCTTCGTGGACCTCCTTGGAACAGTAGCGGTCCTTGAGTAAGGTGTGAGAGGGGCCGATGTCTTTTTTCTTCAAGGGCATGAACACCTCAAGCCGCCCCTCCGGCGGGCGGGTCTTGACCACGCTGGTAACGAAGCACTCGGAGCGCATGATCCCGACTTCGTGGAGCATCCGGTTCAACTCCTGGCCGGCGGCACCGGCGAAGGGATGACCGGCCCGCTCGTCGTCGAGGGCTGCGTACTCCTGCACCAGCATGATCCGGGAGGGGGCAGGCCCCTCGGAACGAATACGGGGCATTAGCGGCCTCCCCGGAACTTCTTCAGTGCTGCGATAACGTAGGGGTCCATGTCAGGTTGACGGTGCATCCACGCTACGTAATCGCTGGGCAACTTGTTGATGGGGGTGCCTTTGTACTTGCCAAAGGAGATGATGCGCGGAAGGCGGCAGTCTTCGGAGAAGGCCCACAGTTCCTCGGTCGGCGCAACAGTCAGTTCAGGCCGATGTGCATTGAGCATTCGCTGGAGAATAAACTCACAGAAGTAAACGTCGGCGGCAGCAGAGTGAGCGTCACGGAGAGCAGAGCGGGTTTGCTCTGTCGCACCGCGGAGCATGTAGTACAGGGCGCCGAGCTTGTGCGATTCGAGCGTGGGATAGAGGAAGCGAGCGATGGCGAGGGTACAGATGCGCTTGACCGGCGGCCTGCCGAGCGCGTCCCAGTCATAATCCACGTTGTGCCCGATGATGTACTGGCAGGGAGGTAGCTTAGCTTCCGTGGAAGGGATGCAAAATTCAAGATCTTCCGGCAAGATGTGATGCACGGCGAGAGCGCCCCAGGTCGAAGGCACCTGTGGACGGAAGCGCGCAACTGCCGCCGCTTTGCCCGGCTCCGCGTAAGCCAGCTCAATCACCTCAGGCTTCTCCGCCCCGTTCGTTTCTGTGTCGATGATGAAGACAGTCATGATTACCCCTTCAGTGCAATGTCAAGTTCAGCTTGCTTGTGCAGGTCTTCGATCCGGCGGACTGCGATGCCGTAGCTGGCAGTGTCCTTCTCGACGCCGGTGGTCTTGAGGCGGAGTTCGTGAGCCGCCGGGAAGATCGGGCCAGTGCCGCAGAAGGGATCGAACACGCTGTCGCCGGGGAGGCAGGAGCGGGAGAGGAGGTCGCGGTAGAGGGCGACAGGTTTCTGCGCCGCGTGGCCGAGGTTCTGGTCGGCGGGGTAGTCGAGCACGTCGCCGCCCATCTTGAGCGTCGGGCGCTTGCCCTTGACGCAGTAGAAGATCGTCTCGTATTTCCGCTGCGGGCCGCGCTCGGGCCAGGGCGCGCGGGAACCTTGTTTCTTGTACCAGATGAGGGGAGTGCGGAACACCTCCCACCCGGCGGCGAAGAACAGGGCCTTGATGAGGGGGAAGCGGTCGATGTCGCAGAATGCGTAGAGGTGCGCCTGGGGCTTGGCGATGCGGAAGCCTTCGGTAGCGAGGGCCACGTAGCAACGCTCGGCGTATTCCCAGTCGTCGGTGTAGCCGTGAGCGCCCGCGGCTAAGCCGCCCGAGTCGCCGAACTCATCTGCGCCCATGCCGTAGGGAGGGTCGGTCAGGATGCAGTCGAAGGACTCGGCGGCGCAGCCCTGCATCCAATCGACGGAGTTGGTGTTGAAGGCTTGGTGGACGTTCGCGGTGTAGGTGGCGCCAACACTCGCGCCGAGGGCACGGTGCTTCTCGGTGGCCTCTTGCTTCTTGAGGATCTTGAACGCTTCGTTTACGGTCTTCGCGGCCTTGACCTCGGGATTGTCCAGGTGCCGGGCGACGATCAGTTCCTGGCGCAGGCCCGCTTGATACGCGCCCATCTCGCCGGGCTTGAGGTTTTCGGTTGCCTCGGGGTGAAGTTCCCGCGCTACGTCGGCAATGCTCGGGGGGAGGACGCCGGCGGCGAGGGCTTGGCGGGAGCGGAGCTTGACGAGGCGCTCATGGGCGGATGCACGCTCCTGCCACGACAGGTCAACCCGGTGAATGTTCTCTTCGAGTTCGGCCTCTTCGTAAGCGAGGGGATCGAGTTCCTCGAGGAGGGTGTAAGGGATCTCGCCCACGGGTACGTCCGCTCCGTCATGGCGGATACCCTGGCCGAGGTCAGCGAGGTCACCCACTGCGCGAAGGCGGCGTTCGCCTGCAACGAGGACGAGAGAGCCGGCTTCGCCGGGACGGAGGATGATGGGGTGGAGGAGCCCGCGCTTGGAGATGCCGTCGGCGAACTCGTGCATCTTGGCGGGATCGAACAGGGCGCGCTGCCGGTTGGGCAGGATAGTGATAGTGTCAATGCGGATGGTTTTCACGACGAGGCTCCGGAGGGATGAGGGGAAAAAGGACAGGGGCCGAAGCCCCCGCCTTCACACTTGCGCGATCAGCTCGGCAGGATACCGGAGATCCGCTCGACAATCTCGCCGTTGTAGAGCTCGTGGGTGAGCTTGACCTTGACGAGCTTGCTTTGGAGCATCGCCCATGCGAAGGCCTCGCCAGGCTTGTTCATGCCCGTGGCCTCGCGGTAGACGCGCTGCTGGCGGTTCTTGCCCTTGGAGTTGTCGAGGGCGCCCTGCGGGGTGAGGTCCAGGAACACGCGGTCGGTCAGGGTCAGCTCGGGGTTGAGGCCGATGGCCTGGACTTCGGCGGGGACCTGGATCTTCAGGGGGACGAGCATCGAGACCCAGGGCTGGCCGGCGCGATCGCCTTTCTCGATCATGCCGGTGGCGGTCTTGATCTCCCCGATCATGGCGAGGTAGAGGCCGTCTTCCGTAGCCGGGTTCTCGGCGGGGAGAGGGGGGCGTTTCTCGTTGGATTCGGTAGTCTGTGCGTGGAGGAACACATTGGGGTCGAAGGAGGATACCATGATTGGCCTTTCAGGAAGTGGACTTGGAAATGGGAACGATGACAGGTGCGATTTTGGCTTGCGCCTCAGCTGCAACCTTTTGCTGATACGGCATCCAGCTGGCGAAGCCGTCGGAGAGCTTGACCGTTTCGGAAGCGTCTTGGACGAGACGAACTTCCCGCGCGTCGAAGGTGGTACCGTCAGCTTTGAACCCGCCGAGGTTGATCAGCGTGTCACTGTGGACGTAGCTGATCAAGGCGGGCCAAGGCTGCGGGTCGATGTGGCCGGGCGGGTAGTACCATACTACGCGACCGATGGAGGGAGAGATCATAAGATCCTTTCACGAGAGGATGGCAGGATTAAACGCTCCTGCCGACGGCGTTTAGAAAGGAATGTCGTCGTCAGGGAAGTCGGGCTGAGGCGGCGGCTTCGGGGCGCGGTAGGTGTCCTTGGTTGCGCCGCCTGCCCGCTGCGGAGAATCGTTCGGGTGGAAGCAGGAGAGCAGGATCTGCCCATCCCGCGACGGCGCACCTGCGGGGTTGAAGATGGCGTCGAGGGAGATGGTGAAGCCGGGGCCCTTCGAGGGGTCATTGTCGGAGTGTTGGAGGAGGGCACCCACGTTGCGCCAGCGCTTTTTGCCTTCGTTGCCGTAGGGGATGGCGACTACGATGTCGGCGATTTTGGTTGTGCTCACAGCCCGGCCCTCACTTTCCACTTGTCGAAGATCAACGCGAAGTCGGGTTCGATCTTGGACTTAATGCCGAGGCTCCGCGTCTTGGTATCTACGCCGTAAGCCGCCGTGTCCCAGTAGAACTTGTCCGCTTCGCGCGTGGTGTAGATCATCTCGGAGAACAGGGTGGGGATCTCCGTAGCGAGGGCCTTTCCGATCGCCTTGATCATGATCTTGGTCATCTGGGTTACGCCGTCAGTCTCCCGATCCACATGCGCAGTCATGACGAAGGGGCAGACTATGCCCTGGGTGCAGAGGCGGAGGAAGTTCATCAGGTTGTTCTGCGCCACGCCGTAGTCGCCGGGGGAAGCCATCGGGCGGGCGCCGATCTGCATCTTCATCGCGGCGTTGGAAGTCTCGGTGAGGGAGTCCATCGCGAAGATGCGGTTGTAGGGGAAGGTGTCTACGCCGCCGAGGTCCTTGCCAGTCCGGTCGTCAATGAACTTCGCACACGACCCGAGGATCTTGTAGAAGGCATTGTTCTCCCCGCCCCGGTTCGCATCGACTGACTTGGCGAGGGCTTCGTAGGACAGCTTGCCTACCGCATCGGCGGTCTGCATGAGGGACTTGAGGGAGATCGGCCGCGTGGTCTGCTGGTGCCAGTAGATGCAGGCCGGGGGCTCCTTGCCCTTGTCGCGGAAGTAGCCGAGGAAGGACTCGAGACCTTGTTCGGTGAAGAGGATGGCGAGTTCGAAGCCATTGCGGTCACACCACTCTGCGAGGGTGCCGAGGGAGTAGGTCTTGCCCGTGCCGCCGAGGCCCATTAAGGCGACCTTGGGGCCGAGGAGGGGCTGCTTGTCGGCAGCGGTTACTGAATCAGTCATGGGTATTCCGATAGAAGTTGGAGGAAGATTTCCCTGGTGCGAGGGGCTTCGCAGGCAGGGCAGTCAGCGGAGTAGACCTTCCACCGCCCGCGGACGAGGGGACGGTAGGTGAAGTCGAAGCTGTGGACCTGACGGCGCCAGATCTCGCCACACTCGGGGCAGAACCAAGCCACATCTG